ATGAAGTACCCAACAGTAAGATTTGTGTTTGACCGGAAACACACAGCAAGCAAGACAACAAAAGGAACCGTTCAGATAGAAATATTATTTGAACGGAAAAGGAAATGGATTAGTACAGGCGTTAGGCTATATTCCGACCAATGGAGTGAAAAAAACAAAGTCAAGAATACAGTTCAGTCCATAGATCTGAACGAAAGACTCGATGCACAGATACAGAATATAAACGAATTTATCAACTCCCTTATAAAGAATAAGGAGCCCTTTAACTTTGAAAAGCTGGAGCATTTCCTAAAGTATTCACAGCAGAAAGAGAGTTTTCTTGACTTCATAAAGCGCCGGGTAAGCGAAAGAACAGATTTAAGAAAGGGGACTTTAAATACCCATGCCACATTAATTAACTCTCTAGAAGAATTTGGTAGAATCGTTTATTTTTCCGACATAACAACGGCCAACATAATGTATTATGACGATTTCCTACATAAGAAATATAATAAACAGACAACCGTTCATGGCTATCATAAACGCTTGAAAAGATATATAAATGAAGCTATTAAATATGAGTTGTTAAAAGACAACCCATATAATAGGCTCAAATTTGACCGCGGAAAAAGCGAAGGAATAAAATACCTTACCATAGACCAAATAAAGCAAATACAGAACTTAGAAATAACATCAGAAAGCATTAGTAAGGTTAGAGACTTATTCGTCTTCCAATGCTTCACCGGTCTGTCTTATGCAGATTTGTCCAAATTCGATTTCTGCGGAGTAATCAAAAAAGGAAGCAAATTTTTTATTAGAGATATTAGAATAAAAACAGAAGAAGAATACTTTCTTATGCTCCTAAAACCCGCAATGGAAATATTGAGAAAATACGACTTCAAGCTACCGATAATAAGCAATTACCAATATAATTTAAGGTTGAAAGTCGTTCAGGAAATTGCAAGGATAAAGCAAAGCCTTCATTCCCACATGGCAAGACACAGTTTTGCGGTAATGGCTCTGAATATGGGCGTATCAATCGAAAACCTTGCCAAAATGATGGGACATACAGATATAAAGACAACCCAGATATACGCGAAGGTGCTAAACAAGTCCGTGCAGGAAGAATTTGAAAAGATGGATAGCAAGTTATAACCCAAACAACCCAGTGGGTTAAATTCAACCCAAAACAAGTGAAAAGACCCACTGGGTTATAACATCATTCTTGCCTTTCAATAAACTCTTTTAATCTGTACAGTCTGTCAATTGACGGGTTATAAAACGGGTCAGGAAAATGCTGGTTTATATCGTGTATATTCGCCTGTATGTATTTCTTTACGTCGAATATATTCTCCGATTCGCTTAACTCTATTTGAGTGGGCAGTTGAGCCGTTAAAGCCCAATGAACAATAGCCTTTACACTATCTTCGTCGTATGCGTATTTACTTTCTTGTGCCATTCTATCTTATATCCTCTGAGTAAACCTCTTCTCCGGTTTCATTACACACGATTGAGACGATTCCCCCCTTATAATCCCCGAAATATGATTCATTGGTACCATTATAGGCTTCTATATAATTTTTGCAGTACTCGAATGATTCGTTAAAACCCTTGTTATTAGAATCATTGGAGTCATTGAAATATACATCGTAAGTTTTCATAACCTTGTTTTTAATTGTTTGCAAAAATACCGTTTATCCTTCTTTAATTCATCTTATACAGCATGTTTTAAAGCATATTATTTAAACCCGTTGAAATATCCCATTATTTTATCTGATAATTCACGCAGCCCGCAGCATATATACGTTTCAGTCATCGTTACACTGGAATGCCCTAACATCCGGCTGATAGAATACAAGTCCGCACCTCTTAAATATAAGTTGGTTGCGCAAGACTTCCGGGCGGAATGCGAGGAAATAAATTCCCACTTTTCACCGGTTATATATTCGCCCGCCTGGTACAGCTTTATACGCTTGCTTATCCCACATCGCCGGCATGTGCTTCTTATCGTGTCATTAAAGGTCACATCCGAAACCTTTCGTTCATTGATGCCGTATTCCCGGTTTTCTTTCAATATCCGGAGCACAGCAGGAGCCGCCGGTATCTCCGCTTTAATCTTGGTTTTCCGTGAAACATATATCAGCCTTCCGTCTACTATGTTGTCCTCTGTAAATTCTATATAATCCGAATGTCTGGCGCCTGTAAGGCAACCGAGCAAAAAGCAATTTTTTACAGCGCGCTCCGTTTCATTAATAGGATTATACGCCAATAACGTTTTTATCTCGTCATCCGTTAGCCACGTACTTTGCGTAGCGTCCTTTTTTAAGGTCAATATAGCCTCAAAACCTTTTGGAAAAGAATACATATCGCTGTACAGGTTAAGAATGGATTTAAGCATAGCGCAATAGGTTTTAGCGCTATTGGTGGCTACTCTTTCATTAAGAGCCTGAACAAAGTTGTACAACCTCGGTTTTGTTATGCTGTCGAATGTACATTCCACTTCGTTAACCTCTTCATACACCCGCAACACCTTTCCGTATTGCGGGTATTTCTTCAAAAACACTTCCTTTAAAGTCTCCATATTATTCACCTGATTTATTATCTTTTGTTTTTCCTATCGCCATGGCAATTCCTATTAAAACAGATGTAATAACCAGCGCCGGGCTGATGTTCCATAATATTACTACCAGAACAATTGCCCAAAGAATAAAACCTAAATACATATTATTTTCTCCTTTAAATTATTCGTTTATTAAATCCGCCAACTATTTATACCTCCTACCTTAATTCTGCTTTAATCTTTAACAGCAACCAGCTTTCCGCCTTCCGTCATAACAAACCGTATTACTGATTCTCTTCCCAACAAATAAGAGTCCCCAAAGAGCGTATATCCTGCAAAACTATCGTATTTTAGAGAACCTTTACCGACGGTTTTAGATTGTCCGTCATGATACACTATATCACCTTGCTTTATTTGTGATATATGAACCTTTTCAGCGGCAAATAAATGCTTTTCCTTATTAATATGCAACGCCAACACTCCCATATCCTTAAAATTTATCTGATTCATCGTTTATAAATTCCTTGATTCTCTCTATATCGGTGCCGCTGACAAACAACACGGCACCGAATAACAATAACATAATACCTAACATACATTTATACGAACTGGTCTAACTCTTTTTCAAGCTCCGCCCGGTCGATTCCCGGGAACAGTTCTAAAACCAGATTCAAGGCCCCGCAATAGTCGCACCCGTATTCCTCTGTATCCATCAACCGCAACACCATTATACACGGAATACTTTTGACACTATCAAATTCCGGATTATATATTTTTGTATTAAGCAATTCGCGTTCATTTATAACAATATCGTTAGCCTTCATATTATATCCTCCTATATAATTATATAATACTTCTTAACCGTCCGTTTTCGCCTATATGCGTGTTAAGCATCTCCGCCTCTTTTGCGGCTTCTTCTTTAGTCGGATAGCATTCTATTATACAGTTGTCCAAACTATCTAATACGCCATAATATCCAGGTGTTAACGGCTTATCCTTTACGGTGTAACGCTTTCCTTTTACTTTCTTCTCGTAAAATTCCACACCCTCCGCAAGCGGGGTGTAATGTGATGAGGCGCTAAGCGTGCCCGATTCTATCTTGTCGTTAAACTCAATTATACCGGGTAAATCTTTTTTTAAGCTGCTTTTCACGCTCACACCGTCATAGGTTACGCGAAACTTACGTTCTCCATCCGTATATACATTGAAAACATCGCCCGGCTGTATATCTGCACGTACTTTCGCGCTGGTTATGATTCCCGCGCCTTCAATATCGTAATAGCGCACGCCGTTAAAGTTGTCCGTCTCAATTAAATGGATATTTTCAAATGGTCCCGTTTCCTCCGCAAGTTCCGGGATATATATTTCTTCAGGAAGCGCCGGCAATTCTGTAGGCGTTATCAACTCTTTCACCTTGTCCGCTTGCTTCTTGCTGAATATCCAGCCGGCACGCTTTTCTCCGTTATAATTTAAAGAAGGGTTAAAGCGTCCGCCTAGTTCCTTTAACTGGTCTTTGATAGCCTTCGTCTCGCCAAACACAGCGACCGCCTTTTCTGAATAGTCCACGATTTCCAGACCTTCAACCGTCACGGCTTCCACTTCTTTGACTTCCTCAGCCTTTTCAGCCTTAACGCTGCTTTTCTTTGCTTTCGGTTCTACAACCTTATATTCATCACTCACTTTTATCTTTAAATAAAAATTAGTGTCGTAATAATCCTGCATGCCGTCGCTATCATCGTAACGGAAAGAACTTGCGTAAGTCGTAACAGCGTCCAACACTTTGAACATTTCCGGCGTTAACTCATCTTCCCATCCCTTTACGGTGTTCATCGTGGACATATAGCCACGTTCTGCACTTCTTGAACCTTCAACGAAAGGAATGCAAGTGCCTTCTTTCAGCTCAACATACATTGAACCCGTGTACATACTCCATTCGGAACGTACAGAGAATTTAAATTCCGGGAAATTCTTCTTTGCAAAAACCCTGACCTTTGCGGCGATTTCCTTTGTACTTAATTTGCTGTCATAGTTCGAACCAACCCAACCGTTTGCGGTGTAGAAATTCATTGCTTTCATAATGCTATAGTTTAAATTGTTAATGATTCAACATTATAGCGCGTACACGTAAACCAATACAACACGATACCAGAAGCCTAACACAATAAGACTAAAACGTATTTGTATCAAGTATATAAATAAATGGAAGAATATTTGCAGGTGAGAAATTAAAGAAGTACTTTTGCCTCCAGTCTGGGGGGGGGTACTTCTTTAAGTATTCCCAACCTACGAGGGTCTTAACATTGCAGTGTTAAGGCTCTCTTTTTTATTCCAACACTTAATAACACGCCTGTAAGAACCAGAACCTTATATCTATCTCTTTCTTACATTACAAAGATACGAATTATTTAGTAAACAGCAAAGAATATTGCAAAATATTTTCATAAAATAATCATATTATAAAATATACAACATATGTAACATAATACACTATATATCAAACACTTATAACACGGAATACAGCCACAAGGATATGTAAATATATAATACCATAACAAACATAATAAACACTTTAAATACAATAGAAATAATCTATATTAACAATAAAACATATAGATAATATAAATATATGCAGGCTCTTGACGGAGTGTCTGACGTAATAGATTTAATCTATATTACAAGATATATATATAGACAACACGAATAAGCATAGGACGCTAACAAAGCACAATGATTAATAGATATTATCTATAATACAGACATGTGATATTGATTTTATTTATTTACCGGATTGGGTGTCTTCGGCTGCGCTGTGACAGCCTTTACTTTATTCTCAGGACTGGAGGGTAGCAACAATGTAAACAAACACAAACTTTATATTATATGTATAATGTAAACCACAAACCGCTATTATACAACAAAATACATTGCAAACACCCTGCAAAGAGCCACCCCCCCTTTATTTTTTTGTAAGGAAATCGGCGTAGTCACCTCGCCTAAAAATTTTTTATTTTCTCCATTTTCTACCAATTTGTAATGATATTTTACAACAAGTCAACCATTGTATTTTTACATTTTTGCACTATATGGATGATTATTGGGTAATTTTCTATGTTTTAACGCATATTAATTAGAAAATTTACTTGTTTTATAATCAGATAGTTGTATATTTGCATAATGAAGATAAAGAACATAGATATATGTATTTAGCCTTTACAGATAAAAGAAAAAAGGTTATTTTCATAAAATGCGCCTATAGGAGCATGCGTTATGTTCTTTTAAACACAAAATGAGCGACTTACAATGAATAGAAGGGAATTAAAGGATTATGTGCTCGGTCTGCTGTCGCAACATTGCGACGAATATGCCTCTACATTCAGGGATATATCTTTGGTTACAAGCAATCCGGAACGTACAGACAGATACGGCAGGCGTCTTGAAGGATTGTTCCGGGAGGGGTATGGTGTTGTAACGAAAGACATTGCCGATTACCGTGTTCCGCTGTATGTTTTTACGGGAAAGATATACGAGTACATGGACTACAATGTGCTCTATGATGCCGTAGACAGGTGGCTTGAGAAAATGGGTGTTGCCGCCCGTGACCGAACTAATAAGATTATGTATTCTTACATGAACCGGATAATCAATGTCATTAGAGACCATGAGCTGCAACCCGACCTTAGCATTATGTGCTTTACTAATTGCGTGGTTGACATGAATACTTTAAAGACTTACCCACACTCTCCGAAGTTTGACTGCGTAAAGATGTATCCGTTTAAGTATGACCGCAAGGAGATTTTTAATTGTCCTACCTGGAGAAGCTTTCTTGGAGAAAGCTGGATACCTACGGAAGAGCTGGATGGCGTATTGCCGGAAAAGCACAAGCGCAGGATATTGCAGATGTTCCTCGGTGCTTGCCTTGTCAATAGGAAAAATATAAGCTTTGAATATTTCCTTATATTGCAAGGTACTGGTGCGAACGGTAAAAGTGTTATTTACCGGGTTCTAAAGGATATGTTTGGAGAGGATGAAATACTAAACATAAAGATGAGCCAGTTTGCAAGAGGTGGGGATGAGCAGTTACGCGCCGCCTACTCTATGTCAAGGAAAAGGCTTATGTACTGCACGGAAAGCAACCGTGGTGATTTCAAGGACATGAGCATCATCAAGGCAATATCCAGTGGAGAGCCGATTGCCTGTCGGGGAATAGGTGGGAATATCACAATGATGCAGAGACCTCCTATTATGCTGTGCAACTCCAACTACCGTTGGCAGCCGAAAGATTTCCTGAACCGTGACGACCCTGACGACGAGAGTATGCAGCGCCGCGCCCTGGTGCTGAACTTTGACAAGACAATACCGGTGGAAAAGAGAGACACCATGCTCGCAGAAAGAATGAAAGCGGAACATGCCGGTATAATGGCTTGGATTGTGAAAGGGCTGTGCGAACTTAAAAAGAACAATTGGCGGATGCCTGAGAACTTGGGCGGGAAGATTGATTTGAAACTGGAGCGGATACGGTCGAGTGTTACGGGAAAGGATGGGAAACTCGTGGACGGGAGCATTTCGGAATATTTCAAATACAAAGAGTGCCAACCGGAAGAATTTGAAGGAAGCGGTTCCATAGAGCTGACATCCTCGGATATATACAAGAACTATGAACGGTTCTGTAAAAAGAACGGTGTCATCCCGGTTTCGCAAAGGAAGTTGGGCATTGACATGCTTTCGCTCGGATACGTACGGGAAAAACGTGCAGATAAGGGATACAGCAATGTCTATACGCTGTGGTGTGGCAACGAGGATATTGTGAATAACTTTATGAGACACGTGCCCAATATTGCGGAAGAGGCGAAGACCAATCTGTTTGAAGGTTGGGAATATTCGGACGAAGATTTCCTGAATGAGGATTAAATATGAAGAATGATACGATACTACATATCACAAAAAAAGAGATTGAAAGAGGTTGTATTCCGCCTGACTGCGATTTTGCAAAGGAAATAGGTTTTACTTCGGACAAGTTTTCAGGCTATTTATGGAAACGTGGCAATGCCATATTAGTTTCTTTAATAATAAGCCGGGAAGAAAGAAGAGGCAACTTTTTACATCTGCTCAATGCCTTAAAGGAAAAGGGATGTGACATTGTCGTCCCCAATCCGAGCAGCCGTATGGCGTTGATATGTGACAGGTTCGGCATGGAACTCATACAACACAAAGGGGAAGAATATATGTTTTACAACAACAAAATAAAAAAATAAGGATTATGGATTTCGGAAAGACACAAATCGGGAACATGACTTTTGTCAAGTACAAGAAAGGCGGTTTGCCTTTTATTAAGGTATCAACCGTAAGCGGGGACTTCTCTGTTGAATATGGGGCAGGAAGCGTGATGTTTATGATGTTGGATAATACTCCATTGGAAGACAAGGTAGATAACCTGCCAATGCTTATAGTGCGTAATGCCCAATATGTTGCCAATTGCATTGATGTGGAGTTACAGGTGGATGTATTAAAGGCAATAGGGAGTGCCCTTGACCGTGCGGATGCTAAACCTATATCTGACGAAGAAGACGCTAAGATTATTGAAGAGGAAAGGCAGATGTATGAAATGAAAAAAGAGTTGGAGAAATAACCATGAAAGCAAAATATTTCAGAAAGATAAGAAGCCAAGTAAAGTGGTACAAGGTGTCGCACAGAGAACAATTATTGTTTGGTTTCAGTAACGAGAAAGAAGTGTTGGCTAAATCGCCCGAAAATGCTTGTATCAGATACCATAAGCGTACAGGTGCTTTCATCAACAAAAGGAATCCTAACGACATTACTCAATATTCAGAGATGCTTTCCCGCTTTAAGGTGTGTATAGGTCAGAAAGTAATGTATTTCGATTAAAAGTTAGTAACCATGTTGGAGAATAAATACCAAATACACGAGTTTAATCCGACAATATACCCATTCAGATTGTGGGTAGGAATTAACCCATCATTGGGAGATATGCAGAATAAATTCTATGCCTTGACTGATAAAATGGAGCGTACTGATTTTACATCAGAAGTATTAGGAAATAACACGTTTACTATTGCGACTTGTTATCCTGTCAGCGATAAAAAAAGCGGTTGGATTGGTATATTTTGCGGAATATTCAGAAAAGACAGATTATCCGTTGGGGTTGCCGCCCACGAAGCAAGCCATATCACAGACTTTATATCCGATTCATTTGAATTGGGCGGGTTTAATTTCAATAATGGAGAGGCAAGGGCGTATCTTGTTCAATGGGCTGCTGATTGCATTTGGCAAGTGAAAAGTGGGAAGTTTAAGGATTAGAAGGATACACAACTGCCGGGATTTATTTCCCGGCTTTCTTTTTAGCAGCAAGATACAAGGAGCAATTATTGCATGAAAGTGGCAGATAGAAATGCACTGTGGTGTCCTCTTCCTTTATTTCGTCCTTTTTGATTTGAGTAATGTCTGCTATCATTTTAGTGAGGTCAATCCATTCCTTGCATCCCTCTTTCCCGTCATATTTCTTACGGGCAGCGATAAGTTTACGAAGTTGGTTTTCTTTTGATAGCTCGGAAGCAATATCTTCCTCACTAATACCATCTACCAATATATCATCCTCTTTCTCGCTCTCTTTTTGCCTGCGTTTAATCTTTCTGCTTGCAGAGGTCAAATAGTCCATGAAGTCTTTATCGTCGGACAAAAGGGTATTCATGTTCTTCTTGTTTATCTCCAGGTTATATACCGGATTGTAAAGACCGGAAATAAGATAGGCATCCTTGTCTTTCCATCCTAACGCTAAAAGGTCGGCAAAAGCCTTCTCTTTTATACTGATTCCCGCTTTTCTGCATTCAGAACCCAATCCTTTACTGAATGTTATTTTTTCTTCCTTCCCTCTCAACATATTATATGATTTTTAATTATACAAACACAAAATAGCAGCAGCATCTTATATGCCACTGGTTCTGATAGTCGGATATGGGATGATAGCCAACCATGCTGTCGCAATAAGAGCATGGGTAACTGCTCCCACGGTACGAATAAAAGCCCGTATATCCTTTATCCTTATGTTCAAGCCCCCAAAACAACATCCATGCAGAACCTACGGCGAAGCGGGTAAGGGTATTTAACGAGTTGTAAGCGGAATTAGACTTCCCTACCCCATAACTCACACCATCTGTTTTAATACGTGTGGCAGCAGCCCCGCCATTATCGGCAGCACGCTTGAAAAAAGGATTGGCATAGGGAGCATTGAGGTAGGACTTTACACTGTTCTTTATTTTATCCTTCCCGATTCCGGCTATCAGACCGGCTGCAATGGCAGCTTCCACCTCGTACTGAAAACGGTTGCAATAAATGCTAATACGCTCTGATAATGTCTTTCCGTGGTCTTCCCTGTTTATAAAAGCGACAATGGCATCTCTTTCCTCCTTTCTGTCATATACAGAAAGAGTTTCCGTGTAATCGTAAATTAACTCACGCAACTTACGGAGTACTTCGCTTACGTCCCGCTTTAAGTTCTCATTTGCAGAGAACCGGAACATTGCAGGCTGAATATCATACTTGAATGATATATCTATAATCTCTTTTGCCGCTTGTACAAGAAGCTCCTCCAAATGACTTTGCATAGATATTTCAGCCTGCAAACGTAATTTTATGAAATCCTTGGCATCCTGTATCTGTTTTTTTGTAGGTTGCTTCATTGCTTGTCATCTCCTGCCGGATTATGTTCAACTCCATTATCTGTGGCGAATATTTGCTGGGATTTCAATTCATAAAGAATGTCAGCCTGCTGTTCTTCCTTCTTTTCTTTCATAATCCTATCCCAGTCGCGAGGATTGCTGTACATCTGAATTTGCTCATTTGCGGTCTGCCGGGACAAGAACCCGTTTTGAACAGCAACTGCAAGATTTTGTAGAAGTTCAGATTCATTCAGATGTATATACGGCTTTATCCAAGCATATACATTCAAATTTTGCAAGTCGATAAGATTTTCGGTTTCCACCCCATAGCCATAAGTGAATATCTTTACCATATCGTCAATGAGATGGTTATATTCTTGGGCATCCTTCATGGCATTTTCAAAAGCAGGAGAATAAAGCAGCTTTATGGCTACACCTGGAAGGTCTCCGCTTCTTACTTCCGGTGGAATTACCGCAAAAGACTGCTCATAAATTAACTTGTATAAAGTATCAAGCTGCTTGGTAAAGGCAGTGGAAACATCTTGCTTGTTAAGATAACCGGCTTCATCATCCGGTCCCATTGATATACACTTTATAGTGCCATCAATCCCTCCCTCTATATTAATACTATCTCCCTCTCCTTTGAAATACATAATCGGGAAGGCGTAAGCTGTATTGTTTTGTGACAATTGCGAGAAAGCAAGTTCGTATTGCTCTATGCTGTCTTGTGAAGGAGACCAACAAGCGCCGGCTTCATTTCTGTGATAAGCCACAGGGATAAATGTAAAGCCATGTTCCTGAGAAGATATGAGTTCGTATCCGCTTAATCCAAACAAGTTCTTTATCACTTGCTTTATTTTGTTGTACGCCCCTTTCCCTTTTCTAAAGCGACGGAGATATTTCTCATCCCAAACTTCAAGCCAGTCTGTAACTGTATTTCCATTATTGTCAAAATCGGAATAGGAACGGGCAAACAATGTAAGCTCCCCTGTAACATTATCGAAATGGGGATATAACGTATCTCCTTTCTCAAAAGAAAGGACTTTCCAATAGAAAATTCCTTTTCGGAGATAACCTACAAATGCTGTGTCCCCCGTTATCTTTACGGATTTTGCCGCTTCATACCATGCTATCTCCATGTCCTTTACAGCCCATCCGGTTCGAAACTTAAAAAATGTATCCTTTACTTTTTCATTTTCGGTATCCCCTTCCAGCTCAAATTGAATGTCGTTTCCACAAAGATGAACCAGGTGTTTGATTGTTATAATCCTCTGAAACGCAAAAGCACATCTGATAACGGACTCTCTAAACCACTCTTTTGTTTCAGGGTCTTGTCTTAATCTGTCCGGATATACCAATGGGTCATTTATAGCATGTCCGGACGGCTCAAATTCCCTCAAAAAATCCATTTGAGTTATTATCTGATATGTCGGATTGTCTAAAGGCTCATTAACGGACAAGCTGCCAGATATAACCCCTACTGCTTGTTTGTATCCATTTGGCAATATTCTCCGAAACGGACGGCGTACCATAATCTGTCGTGTACTTATATTCTCCATAATCCTTTTGGTTTAGTGTGTTGTTTTCTTATATCAAAAATCTGTCTGTAAATCATAGCCTCTATAAAGTCGGGAGAATGGCCAACGTACTTTTTCATCACTTCCTTTTTAATTAAAGAGAAGCCTTTATCTGTGTCTGCATCCCGGATGGCTTTGCGTTCTTTCATCAGGATATTATAAAGTGTCATATCTGAATATCCGTTTCCTGAAAACTTACGCGACAACAAATCGGGGTTAATCGAAATTTCATCATTCTTAATCTTCTTAACGAGAATATCAGCGCATTGTGATTTCAGGGAAGAATAGATATATTTTATAGATTGTTCGTCAGCTTTTGTCGTTGGGATAGGAGCTGCCATATTATTAAACTTGACCGCGTCTGGGAATTTGCCCTTAAAATCCTGTCCAGGTCCATTCAAGTCAAAAACAAAGTCTTTCTCCAGGACTCCCCATTCACGCAACTTATATGCGACGCACTCTTCCGTCCGCTTGGAGTTATCCCGACTTACATATACGTCCTCTATATGGTTCCCAATCCAAAGCCACAAGACAAGATTATCTCCACCTTCATATGCAATATCACATGATACCCTTCGCTTATTATCTCCATATTGGGCGGAGTTGTTGAAGAACCGCTCCATGTGTTCGATTTTAAGAATATCGTCTCCAGCCGCTTTAAAATTCCAATTTCCTTCGAGGTCGCGAGCGCGGGATTCTTCATCCTGCTGGGCAAGATTAGCCGCATAATTTGAGTCAGCCTCAATCAATTTGATATTATCCTCCAAACGTGCCCGTATAAAGACGACTGACTTGACAAACATTGTTTTCTTATTAAATCCCAATTTTTTGTAAGCATCATTCCAAAGAGGGTCTATGATGGATTTACATTGTTCATATACCTCTTCTGGCGTGTCTCCCCAAAATATATTATTGGGAGAATCTCCATCCATAAAACAATATCTTTTCTTTCCATCGCGTTCTGGTATTGTAGATACTAATTGAAAAGTGCGCCAATATTCCAGTTGAAAATTGCGCCACCATAGGATAAGTATAATGAC